TTCATGATGATAGGATGAGGGGTATGACGTTGAGGGTTGAAGAGCATTCGCGTCTTGAAAGAATCGCTGTGTACTGGTCCCTCGGACAGCGGTCGGGGTTCACAGGAGGACATTCACTCCGCCTCTCAATGAATGCTCGCTTCGATACGGCGTGCGGACGCGTCTAAACAGTCCGCCACTGGGTGAAAGAATACTTGATGCCTGCCGTTGTGTTACGAAGTTCCCCCGCGTGTGACTCGAAGTTTTTTTTTCGAGTCTTGCGCGAGGGACTCCGTACCACAACACTGGATGAAAGAATTTCGGCATTTAAATTCAGAGAATTCTCTTAAAGCATTTGGATCTAATGCATCGACCCGCGCACAAATTTTTTTTGACAGCTTCGTTCGGTTTGATACAATTTATTCATGAAGAAATTCCTATTCGACACTGTGAAAGGAGCTCTAGGCGCGGCTTTGGCCGCAGGCATCATCGCGTTTTTTCAGTATATGGGCGCACACATCGGAGAGTTGCCGACAGGACTATCAATGTGGGCGAGCTCACACTTCGTAATCTCTAAATTCAATTCGTATGCTCAAACTCGATAGACTTGTTATTGCAATGGCATCGCACGAAGGATGGAAGTCGCCACTTGAGGACGCAGTGAACGGGGGTTCTCGATCCTATCGGAATAAGAACCCCCTCAATTTACGGAAGAGCCCGTTCGAGATTGGGCAGCTCGGAGGCTTCTCCGTTTTCAATACTGATATGGACGGTTTTGCCGCAGCGCGTTGGGACATCATGCAGAAAGCAAGAGGGAACACGAGCACAGGGCTCAATGGTGAAAGTACACTCGCGGAGATGCTCGCTGTGTGGGCTCCTATATCGGACGGAAATGATGTCGGACGATACGTGGAGAATGTTTGCTATATGAGCGGCCTTGAACCCACTATGAAGCTGAAGGACTTGCTATTTTGGTGACGATATGCGACCATGAATGCACACGTGACCAGCGTGCAGAGCTCAACCCTCAAATAAAAAAACCGCCCCCACAGGCGATTTTTTTATTTATGACCCAGTGGTCGTATGAACGTATGCTGCCATGTCGTTCACTTCTCCTTCTGTCGGGTTTGCAAAGTCAGCAATTATACCCGCATCGAGCGTGTACTGTGCGAAATATGCAAGCTCATAGAGTTGGAGTCCTGCCGAGACAGTGCTTGCTCCCGGTGCTGGAGGTGTATAGGTCGTGAGACCTACTGTAGCCGCCGCTGCCGTAAAGTAGCCCTGCTCAGTTCCACTTAGTGCAGCGAATCCTGCTGTGACAGTAGAATCTACTGCATAGAGAGTACTCTGCAAAAATGAGATCCAAGATTGGCCACTCGGTGCATTGTCTCGTGCTGCCTGGAAGAAGGCAGAACCTTCGTGCAACTCATCTGCTGCCGATGTGAGTACCGCGGTAGCTGCTTTCGCAATCTTACCGAGAATTTTTCTCACCGAGTTTTGTCCTGCAGTCTGGGGATTAGCAGGGATCGTGAGCTGTCGGACGTAGTTGCGACCCTTCCACTTTGAAAAGGTGATAGTACTTGCAACTGAGCCCGAAGCGTCGAGGGACATGAGAGGTCCAGTAACTTTTGCCATATGATTGGTGTATGTTCGTTGGTTTCTTATGTGCAGCTCGACCTAGAGGCGGTGAGAGTAGAGGTACTCACTCATAAAGAGATTGTAGCCGCTATATCGTCTCCGTACTGCCCTTTTATTGTATCGCGTGCGCTCGTCGTCGGTCAATGCAGCCCACGCAGCGCGCCCATTAGCGAATACAGCTCGCCATGCTTGCTGCGGTACAGTTTGCGGGTTTGTCGGTTTTACGTACTCACGCCGCGCAGTTTCTTTCCGATGCCCGAAAAGTCCTCGCTGATAGATGCCGGCTCTTGCACTCTTCGGTTTGTCTACTCCAAGCACATCAGTCCCGAAGCGTACCGAATGCGGCACGCCAAAAACTCCGCGAGCACGGAAGGAGTAAAAATTTTTTTCTATCCTGTCACTTGCCATAGTGTGTTGAAGTGTTGAATAAACGCCGCGGGGGGCTCGTCCCATTGTACCAAAAGAGAGGCTTCCGCGTTACTCGTAAATGCACGCTCGGTGAAGTTGTGCGAGCCGATAAAGGTCACTCGCTCGTCGATGATGCAGAGCTTCGTGTGGAGTAATCCGCCGATATGAATTTTTTTCGCATTCACTCCGCGGCGCAAAAGTTCCGCGAGTGTTTTGTGAAAGTGCACTATACAGCGCACAGATACTCCGCGCTCTTTCGCACTCACTATTGCGTCATTCAATTGGGATATTTTTTTATAGTGTCCCGCTGTCGGGACTTCCCACGCGAACATCACGATGCAAACGGATTGCCTAGCGGCGGCAAGATGCTCAATCAGTGCCGCAGGGTACTGCGACCCTATCAGGAGAGTCGGCTTCATACTCTAAGGAGGATCATAGAAGTATTCTATCGGAACCGTTGCAAAAATTTCCCCTGTGAGTAGGTCTTCACCATGCCACCTTGAGGCACAATCTATGAACCTCCCCGAGTATGAGAGCCCGATATCCGCCATGCGGGGCGTGTTGTCTATCATCGTCGGCACTCCTCCGATTTCATATGTGAGAATCGAAACGCAGAAAATTTGCGATTGCTGCACTCCGACAAATGAAATTTCTAGGCGAAGGGATACAGTGTATGTGCCGCTCGTGTCGTTGAATGCAGTCTCATCAGCTTCGAAGTCGTATAGTGAAGAAACTTGATATGGATACGAAAATTCCTCGCTCTCTGTTTCAACTCCCGCACTCTCGATATACTCTCGAATGAATTTCAGCTTCATTGCCGCAGTATCGTAGTCTATCGTACCACTACGCGCGGAGCTCACTTTTATTTGTGCTCGAAACTTTTGCCCGCTAGTGATATCAATATACTTCGGTTTTTTGAGCCACCTACTGCGCTTATATCGCTCGACCACGTAGAAGTCCTGCGGAACTTCAAAGACGTACTTCGCGGGAGAGTCGAGTTCAGCACGCGTGAATGCGCCTACATAGTAGGCAGTCTTTCCGCCATAATAGTACGTCTCAAAAACTGTATTCTCGCGGTGATACATCTGAAGCACGAACTTTGAAAAGTATCTCGCAGGGCCCGCGAGGTCGGGGAACTGCGAATAGCTCTCGTGAATCAACGGATTTGCTCGCCATATCGGAGCGAAAGCGGCGAAGAGCGAAGCCGCTCTTCTCTGTTGATTTTTGAAGCGCGTATTCGTCAGCGGGATGCCTCTCACGCGTTGCTCTGCACCCGTCCAATCAGGCATCAGCACTCTGTCATATAGTGCCTTGAGCTCAGGCGGTACGTCTGGTGTGGTTACTTTCGCCATTCATTCATTGTAGCAAAATGCATGGAATCAGTCCGCCCCCTTTGAGGGGGGGGCGTCCTGATGCTGATTTTAAGCATGGGCAAAAAATCCGAAAAAGCGGGGCTGGCGGGGGGGCGACTTCCTGCGACTCTTCGAACGCTCTGTGATTTTCTCTCCACACTCTCGGCGTACTTCGGACGGGTATGCTCACGAGGTGTACCACTCGCAGAACGGAGGAACGAGTGACCGTCGAGCAAGCGAGTGGTGCGGGTGTTCCCGCACCACGAGCGCGGCGAGGCGGGCACGAGTGGCGACATCACGATGAAGGTAGAACCGCGCGCGCATTCCCTTCGAGCCGTCTTCGGCGAGCCCCCTTCTCTTCACTTGGTGACTTGTGTGCAGCTTGGTCGCAGGCTCGCCAGCGCAACGCCATCGGCGCTCTCAACTCTTCAGTGCAATGGCACGAATTCAACTCTGACCCTTCAAAACTGCAGTTGGTCGAAGCTCGCAAGCATCAAATGACAGAGCTTGCAAACCTTTGCAATGTGCCACAGGTACTTGTCGGTGCTGATGCCGGTACAGGCATGACATACAACAATGTGCAGGAATCGCAACGCGCTCTCTACATGTCAGCAAAGCAATACATCGAGTGCATTAGTCAGACTCTCTCTATGGACAATGTTTTGCCACGTGGACGATTCTGCAAACTGGACATTTCGGATTACATCGAAGATGGCGAGCAAGAAGACATGATTGATACGCCAGACCCAATCGCAAACGTGAGGACACAATGAAACTTGACCTATCATCCCCAATTTTCTCAATTATTTCTGCAGGGCCAGACGGCACACCCCGACGCACAATCGAAGGTGTAGCAGTGGAATGGAACACAGTTGCAACCGTTAGCTCGGGTCAGCAAGTCAAGTTCCTTCCCGGCTCCCTTCCAACTGACGGCCCTGCACCCAAGTTCATGCTTGACCACTCAGCCGATAAGCCACTAGGCATGGTCGTTGAGCGCGTCGATACTGGCGAGGCAATGTTGTTCTCTGCTCGTGTCGGCCCCGGTCAAATCCGTGACGAGGTGCTTGCCATGGCTGGCCCCGGCGAGTATTACGATTCCGTATCAGTCGGAGTCGAACCAGTCGATTACACATTTGATGAGAATGTCATGATCGTAAAATCAGGCCGTTGGATGGAGCTCTCGTTGCTTCCATTCGGCGCGTTTGCATCAGCGAAGGTGGCTCAAGTAGCAGCTGCTGAACCTGAAACAGAAGAACCCACACCAACAGATTCCGAGGAGGAACCAGAAGTGGCAACACAAGAAACACCAGCAGCGGTTGAGGCCGCTGTTCCGACCAGCATTATTTATGCAACCGCAGAAAAGCGCGAGACACGTTTGCCATCGGCAGCGGAATACATCTCGGGCATGCTTCAGGGTGGCGAAGCCTTTAACAAGGTGCAGGCACAACTCAAGGCTGCGGCTCCAGACAATGACACCTCGACGGCGCCAGGCACATTGCCGGTTGAGCTGTTGACTCCGATCTACAACGGACTTGTGGGTCGTAGGCCTGTCATTGATGCAATCGGGACTCGCGCGATGGTGCCTTACGGCGCTACCTTCCGCGTTCCTTACGTGTCGACTCACAACTCAGTCGCACAACAGGCTGCAGAATTTGACACCCTCCAGGCTTCGCTCTACGGCGTGTCTTCTTATGACATAACAAAACTGACATTCGGCGGTTACGCAGTACTGTCCGAACAACTATTGGACTTCAGTAGCCCCGAGATTGTCGGCAGCCTGTTGGATGACATGTCTCGCGTATACGCATTTGAGACCGACAACTATGCAGCTGATCAGTTGCTCGCTGGTTGCTCACAGTCACAGGTTCTCACCGATCCAACTTCACCTGCTGAATGGGTTTCTGACATCTACGACGCAACGGTCACAATCATCAATAACTCACTTGGCAACGTGCCAACGCACTTGTTCGTGTCGCCAAACATGTTCGGCGCACTTGGAAAATTGGTGGACACAACAGGTCGTCCGCTTCTTGCCCCAACGATGCCGATGAACGCTTACGGTTCAATGAACCCAACACAGGGCCAGTCACTTGGTCAGGCGTTCGGTTTGACCGTTGTTGTTGACCGTGGCTTCGCAGCTGACACCGTCATCGTCGGTGACCCATCAGGCTTCCAGATTTGGGAGCAGCAGAAGGGCGCTATCCAGGCTGAAGGCGCGACAGGCGTTAGCCAGTTGAGCCGTACCCTGGCGTTCAGGGGCTACCTCGCCACGAAGATGGTTGACGCAACAAAGTTCGTCAAGCTCACATAGTCAAACGGCACTAGAAGGACTGCGGAACAATGGCAACTTATAACATCGCGTTTAATACACGCCTTGACGGTGTCGCTGTTCTGCAGACCTTTGTCGGAACTGATATCCAAACACAAGACACAATCACCGTCGCAGGCTCGGGACATGGCATCGACGGGACGTATGTCGTCCTCTCCGTTGAACCCTACGAATATTTAGGGCAAGACGAAGAGGGCGACCTGCGTTTTGATTACAACATCATCCGAGAGAATCAAATTATTTTCTTGGATGCTGGTGATGACGTGGGACGCTCTGTTGCTACAGGCACCGTTTCCTATACGCCGTCCTGTCAATGGGTCACAAAGCAAAACACATTGGACTGGTTGGGCATATCGCCCGCGACCGCCAATGATGACACTTTCGTTACAGCATGCACGGATGCTGCTAACGCGCTTGCGTACCGTCGACGCCGTGAGTCGGGCTATACCGATTCATTGTCAACGGTGCCGAGTGCGGACGTGAAACTTGGAACGATTATGTATGCCGGTCAGCTTTACCGCTCCCGCGGAACAAGCGGATACGACGGTTTCGCAGCGTTTGAAGGTATGGCCACCGGTGGACCTGCTGTCGCTATGGGTGAGATTCTCCGCCTATGGGGATGCAACAGGGCGCAGGTTGCCTAATGGGTGCAATCAACGACGCCCGTGATCGTCTCTGTGCTGAGTTAGCAGCTGCAGGACTTGTCGTCATTAACGACTCCCGCAATGTTCGCCCTTTGGGTGTCATCGTTTCCCCGCCGACTATCAACACGCCAACGCTGAACAGCACCAGTCCTCAAATGATGGTGGAGTTTCAAGTGACGGCCGTTGCTCCACCGCCTGGAAACCTCGACGCGGAAAAATATTTATGCGACATAGTCGACAATTTGATTAAGACTGTTGACGTTGTCAATGGGACACCCACCACCTACGACAACGGAGACGCGCAGTCATTGCCTGCGTACGTCTGCAATGTCAACTATCTTGCCTACTAGGAGGACAAGTGAAATTCCGCGTAACCGTTAACAACGTTGAGAACTTAAAGCAGGGCGACATCGTCGACTCTGCTGACTTCTCCCCCAAAGAACTCGAGCGACTCCAGAAAATTGGAGCGTTCGTGAAGCACACAACCACTAAAAAAGATGAGGTTTCAGAATGACCACACCAGCCCCGTTCGTATATAAGAACGCATCCGTCAAGATTGGACCGGTCATCTCGGCCGTGGACATTTCGCCATGGGTCCGTTCCGTTGTCGTTGACATCGTGACCGACGCAGTTGAGTCCACCCCAATGGGTGCCAACGCTCACCAGCAAATCGCAGGTCTCCAGTCGTCGACCATCACTATCGAGTGCAACGCCGACTTCCAGTCTTCAGCCACCTACGCAGTTCTGTCCGCAGAGCTTGCACAGGGCGACACAGAAGTCCAGGTCCAGCCTGTGGCAGGCACCATCTCAGCAACCAATCCTTCTTTCCAGATGACTGGCGGTTGGATGGGCAACATGCCAGTAGTGAACGCAACCGCTGTTGGCGACCTTGCGTCCTTCTCTGTGACCATCACCGGATATATCACGATTGACACAACCCCCTAATGTTTGAGCTGATCATCACCACCGTGCTGACCGATGGCAGCGAAAACGAAACGACGCTCACGTGGGAGTCGTGTCTTATGTTCGAACAGATCCACCAGGACACGACTCTCATGGTCGCCGTTGACAACAACATCTCCACTAAATATTTAACGACTTTGGCGTGGCTCGCTCATAAGCAGATTGGGCAAGTTGGCCCGATTGAGACTTTCGGCAAGCAACTTAAAGCAGTTGGCTATCGCGTGGAGCGCGTCCCTTTTGGCGCAGCGGTGTCCACGGAATCACCGCAGCTCTAGTCCTCGCAGGTATTCCGTACTCCGAGATTATTTCAATGCCTGTTGAAATGGTTTCGACCATTCACCAGATGCTTAAGGAAAGACAGGAATAGTGGCAAACGTTCGAGCCGATACAAAGATTCGCGGTCTCGAGCAGGCACTAAAAGAACTGCGCAAGGTGGAACCTGAGACGGTTAAAACTTTCCGCAAGGAGGCGCGCATGATTGCAGCGCCAACTGTCAAGAAGGCTAAAGAGGAATTCCGTTGGCAGGCGTCAGTCTCTAGCTCTTACCAGCCTGACCGCCCTGGTGGACGCCGTCGCAATAAGCCTGCGTTAACTCCCCTGTCTGGTATGGGCAACCGCCGACCGCTGATCCGTGGCCGTGCCGACACCGTTTGGAACGCCACTAAAGCCATGCGCGGAATTACTTTTAAATTGGGTGGACCAGCGAAGAAGCGCCGTGGGAATCGTGCTTATCGCATGTTCAGTATTATTCAGAACAACCCTGCGGGCGCTATCTATGACATGGCAGGCAAGCGTGGCGGGTGGACTAATCCAGAGAAACGTTTTGAGGAGTCTTTGGAGTCCGTCGATAAGAACCATAAGACGGGTGACGGCAAGGGACCGTCCCGTTATATGTACCCCGCCGTCACGGATTCTCTGCCTGATATGCAGGAGAAAATGCTTGTGCTAGTTCGCCGTATTGAAGTCCTGACTAATCGTAGAATTGTCGAAGGCTAGGAGCTTTATGTCGATCATCATTCCAATCATCACCGAGTACATGGACGGCGGTGTCAAGAACGCGCAGAAGTCTTTAAAGAGCCTGGTCTCCACTCAGTTGACGTCCACGGCCGCTGTTACTGCACTTGTCGCAGCTGGTGGTAAAGCAGTCAAGGCATATAACGAAGACGTCAAGTCTCAGAAGTTGCTTGCGCTCACAATGCGCAACACGACAGGCGCAACCGATGCGCAGATTAAGTCGACTGAGGATTACCTGTCGCGCTTGTCAATGCAGGTCGCCATCGCCGACGATGAGTTGCGTCCGTCGTTGTCGAATCTTTTAAGAATTACGCAGGACCAAACTAAAGCGCAGACCCTGCTTAACGATGCGGTAAATATTGCGGCCATCACTCAGCGTCCGCTGGAGCAGGTTTCGCTTGCGTTAGGCAAGGCGTACCAGGGCAACTTCAAAGCGCTTAAGTCAATGGGTCTTTCCATCTCCGACACCGCTATTAAGTCCAAGGACTTTGAGCAGGTGATGCGTGAGATTCGTCCGGTCATTGAGGGCGCTGGTGAAGAAGCTGCTAACTCTGCCGATGGCGGAATGAAGAAGTTAAAGATTGCCTTTGACGAATTGACGGAGGCTGCAGGCGCAAAGTTGTCTCCCGTGATTGAGGACTTCACGGTCGTTGCAACTGACCTTGTGTCTAAGACGAAAGACGCTGACGGTCAGACCAGCGCCTGGGCGGGGACAATAGGAAAATTAAGCTTGTCCGTTTTAGGGCTGGACGGAATTCTTGCCGCGGTTAAAGGTCTTGACATTTGGTCGGACAAAATTCAAAAGGCGAACAACGCCACCATTGACAGCGCTGCGGACTTCCGCAAAATGGATCAGATGCTGACGGCGAAATATAACGCCACCCTTGCAAAGACCGCGGACGGTCAAGACAAGTTGACCGGTTCGCTTACAAAGACAAAGACCGCAACTGAGAAACTCGCTGACGCCACTAAGACCAAACTGCAGACCGCCCTTAAGGACGCAAGGCAGAAGGTGCAGGACCTCAAAGATGAGTCCGCCAACCTTGCAGGAACCATCCGCGACCAGGTATCAGGTTTCGTTTCCCTTGCCGATGCTGTTGACACTTCCGCCTCCGCAGAGGACAACTACAACCAGGCACTTAAGGACCGTGCGTCTGCCTACGCCAAACTCAACGCCCTCGAGGCTGAGCGTCAGCGCCGTGGTTTCGGCCCTAACGACCAGGTCACCTACGACGCAAACGAATACGCACAAGCGCTGCTGGACGTCGCATCCGCAGAGACCGCCGTCAGCAACGCACAGTCCAGCCGTGTCAACTACTCGGAGAAGTTCGCCTCGGACATTGCTGCAGCGTCTCAGTTCGCAGGCAAGTTAAAGACACTCGCTGAGCGTGGATTGGGTCAGGCTGGAATTCAGCAGCTGCTTAACCTTGGACCTGTCGCAGGTAACCAGGTTGCTAATGACCTGATTAACGGCACCGGGCCGATGACCCTTGCAAGCCTGAAAGGTTCCCTTGCTGGTCTTGCTGAGGCTGGTCAGGGATTGGGTGACGTCACCGCTGGAGGCGTGTTCGGGACTGCTATCTCAGGCGCAGAGGCTGACGTGCGAAACCTAAAGAACGCAAAGGTTGTCTCCACCACTAACAACGTCACGATTCAGGTGACCAGCGCTGATCCGCAAGCCGTGGTTGACGCGCTTAAAAAGTGGATGAAGACCAACGGTTCAGTTCCTATCAGGGTCAAGGGCTAAGTGGGCGCTAAGTATTTCTGGACTACTAGCGTCTTCGTTGGTGGCGGTGTCTTCACGGACTTTGATTGTCAGTCCATAAATGTGACCTACGGCCGAACACAGCCAACCGATGACTTCCCTACTGCCACTCTCCAATTAAGCGGCATCTTGCCAGACAGCCTTCCAGCAGAAGCAAAGGTAGTTGGTGACGTCATCAGGTTAAGTCTTTCGCCAAAGACAGGAACTTTCCCGTTTCCTCTTGTGGCCCCTCTTGAATACGTTTTTTATATTAAAAACTTTGCAAGGACTTACGGCACAACTCCAAACCTAGACACCTGGTCAATTACGGCCCACGGTGCCATTGGCGAATTAACAAATGCTCAGTTAACAACGCCCTACACCACGACAGCAGGAAAGCAAACCACTAAAGAAGCACAAGACCTAGCTCTTTCCCGCGCAGGTACCCTCTCAAGTTATGTTGCAGGAGAGTCCTTCGTTTCTGCCACAACTTTTCCAGCTGGAACTTACGTTAACGACATCATCCAAACGCTTATCAGAACAGAGCAGGGACGCATTAACGACTACGCCTTCCTTCTTTTTCAAAGTCGTTCCGGTGCAGTAGGTTCCACGGTCCTGACCAGTTTTGACGACGGCACGACCAGTCCATCTTTGCCAGTTAGTAAGTACACAGCAGTTCAGTTTGAAAACGACGGCAATTATTTAGCCAATACGGTGGTGGTCCAGCCTGACGGACTGTCGGACGTATCTTCTGGAAGTTCGCAGCCGACACTTAGTTTTAACAGTTTGGATCAGACAACGGTCCAGGCGACAGGTCTTGCAGACTTCATCCGTAATACCATCAACTTAAATACGCTTCGCCCTTTAAGCGTCACAATGCTCGCCGATGCGCAGGATAATTCTCAATGGGTCTTTGCTATGGAGTGCGGGACGCAGGTCAGTTTGGGTTTGCGTGGCACTACTTTTAACTGCGTTATTGAGGGTGTAACGATTAGCGCTAACCCTTCCGCCACGACTGTTACTTTTAACCTGTCATCTGCGGAGGCGTATCGTTTCCTTCGTCTTGATGACGCAACTTTCGGAACACTCGACTACAACAGATTAGGTTTCTAAATATGGCAACACCAGTCAACCTTCCAGCGTCTTTCACGGCGGGAAACATTTTTACGGCTGCACAGGCAAACGGCCTTCGTGGTGCGTTCCGCATCTTGCAAGTTGTCTCCGCAACCACAACAACTAACGTCGCTTCTTCGACTAGTACTTATGTAAGTACAACGCTTAGCGCCAACATTACGCCGCAAAGTACTTCCAGCAAAATTCTCGTAATTGTCAATCACAGCGTTTACACGTACCCTTCGGCCACCGGCGGAGGAATGATTCTCAGGCGAGATTCAACAAATCTTCAGGTTTTTGCGGATGTCGGTTATAACAGCGGGGCAGCAAACCTAACCACCTTTGGAACTATGTACTTAGATAGTCCATCCAGCACGTCGGCAATTTCTTACAACACAATTCAAAACAGGGGAATTGGAACAGGTCAATTCTTTACGCAAATCAACGGCAACCCTGGAACAATTATTCTTATGGAGGTTTCCGCATGATTATCGACCCAATGATTGACCTTCTTATTGAGGCAGGCTTTACCGATGGATGGGCAATCGCTGACGGTGTCCTCATCCTGTGGGAACACGACGAAGAACCACCCACACCCTTAACCCGCCCCGATGAAACGCCGACTGTTAATTCCGCTGACGACGCTTCTTAGCGCTCTCATCGGATCACAAGTCAACGCAGACGGAACCGAACGCGTCTACACCTGCACCCAATCCAGCACCGTCCGCTGGAACATGACGCAACCCGCAGACCATTACCAGGCAGGTCATTACCCGTCATGGGTGGACTGTGAAGCATGGCGCAACGGAGACCCTGGACCCGACTACGTCTGGTCTTATGGGCTGGTCACCGTGACCACAACCACCGAACCCCCTACAACTACAACCGAACCCCCAACGACCACCACAGAGCCTCCCACGACCACTACAGAGGCAACCACAACCACCGTTGAGGCGACCACCACAACCACCACAACCACCACAACAACGACGACCACAACCCTGCCACCCACCACCACAACGACAACGACCGTGGCACCAGTCGACACCATCCCCGCAACCACAACCACAGAAGAAACCACCACCACAACCACCTTCATGGGTAAGTCGGGTCACAATGTCATCCATTAGAACGGCTCCTCTTCTCCGAGGTCTGCCATGTCATCCTCGTGTGTGGCTATGACCGGGTCGGGTGTTCCCTTTGGTGGCCAGAATGCTTTAGCGTCCTTGCCTCCTGTGGTGGCTTTAAACCAGGGGCGCTTGGTTCCTGCGACCTGGTCACGGTTGTCGTAAACCTCAGAGACGCCTGCTTGGAACGCGTCCAGGACTAACCAGTCAGGGATAGGTCCATGCTGTGCGCCTCGAATGCGGATGCCGTTTGCTTGTGCCATGTCGGAAGGCATTGTCGTATCAGGTACGTAGGTACTGCGACGCTGGACCTTCTGCATCTCTTCGCGTGACGGTTTTTTAGACGCGTCAGACGGTAGGAAATTCGCAGCCGCTAAAGCGCGTCCGATTGCCGACGTGGCGCAGTTCTCAATCCTGCTGGTGGCGTTCAACCCACGATCGGAATGGACCTCTTCTGCGTAGTCACGTGCCACGGGAA